GCTCGTTCCGTTCGAAGGTCAAAACGCTAGCTCGGTAGAATTCGGCCAATTGGCTGCTGATACCGATATCTCCAAATACAAGTACGTCCGTGGTCAAATCAGCACGCAGCCCGAAGCATGGGGCACGATGCGCTTTGAACACCGCGACCTGATGGAACACGACGGCAAGATCCCTGAGAAGACTTTCCTTAAAATTCTTCCCGGCCAGATCGACGACTTCCTCACCAACATGAAGATGGTCGTTTCCGTTAACATGATGAACGGTGCGCACTTCGCTACCGCAACGGTAGACGGCACTGCAGGCGGCGTTCTGGAAGTGGACCGCGTAGATCGTTTCTCGATCGATCAAAAAGTAGCGCTCATCGACGGTAACACCGCTTCAGGCACCTACTACGTGATTGCGATCAACGTAAACGGCGGCACGCTCAAAAACGGCTCCGTTACGCTCTCCGCTACTCGCGGCGGCGCAGCTGCGGATATCTCGGCTTATACCGTAGCGCAAGCGGCTAAAGTGTACCACCCGGGCGCAGCTACGGCTTCGTTCACTTCTCTGAAAGGCCAGCTCCTGTCGTTCGCTAACGGCGGCACGGCTAACATCTTCGGTGTGAGCAAGCTTGCTCAGCCCTACACCCAAGCTATCCAAATCGATGGCTCGGCTGTCTCGGCTACCAACATCCTCCAAAAGATCTTCGATGGTTACACCCGTCGTCAGATCCTAGGTAAGGGTGGAGCAGCTCCCGAAGTTGTTATGAGCCTTAAGCACTTCGGCAGCGCGCTGAAAGTGATCGAGACTCAAAAGGGCGGCTTCAACATCGTTCCGAACTCCCGTAAAGTTTCTCAGTACGGCTACGACCAAATCGAAATCGGTTCGGTTAGCGGCCAAACTTTGAAACTCGTCGGTATTCAAGAACTCGATGACGACGCTATCATGTATCTCGATTGGTCGGTTATCACCGTCTACTCGAACGGCATGTTTAAGCGTCGGACTGCTCCGGATGGCAAGCAGTACTTCGAAGTTCGCTCCACCTCCGGATACGCTTACATTCTCGATCACTGCTTCTTCGGTGACGTGGTTTGTAAAGCACCTTGGAAGTGCGCGATCATGTACGGAATCCCTAACTACTAAGGCTAGGAATTTTGGGGCGGGGGAGAAATCTCTCGCCCCATTCTCTGAGGTTGCATGAATCTAAATAGGAGTAAGACCGACTTACTGCTAACGATCCTGCGGGAAATTAATAAGCAGCACATCGCTCTAGATGGGCTGAATAGAATTTCTATGATCTACACCGCTCGTCCCGATGCGGTTACAGGAGATCCGTGCCACGTCAGAGAATACGTTTACTACGGCTTAACGCTCGTCGTGAAAGGAAGAGCCGAGGGCCTCGGAACGTGGGACTCTGCGTTCGATGGAAACGGGCAAGAAATTTTGACAGATGATTTATTCCAAACATTGACCGATGATTTGGGTACAGAATTGGTGGGAGCATAAATGTCTGAACAGCATATTTTTAAAGGCGCAGTGGCTCCGGCTACACCTCCGTCGAATGCAGGACATCACTACATCAACACCGCCAACGGTGATTTGTATCTATCCAAAGGAAACTCTTCCGTAGCCGATTGGGTTTTGATGGGGAAGGTTTTCTCCGTTAACGGTCTTACGGGAGCGGTAACAATCACCGGAACTAACACAGGATTTACTCCCGATGGTGATATCACTGCTACGACCGTTCAAACGGCGATCGTAGAAGTTCGGGACGACACGGATACAAAGCTCTCCGGAAAAGCCAATACCGTACATACGCACACATCGGCGGCCATCACAGATTTTACCGAGGCAGCTCAAGATGCTGTAGGCTCAATTCTTACCGATACGTCGTCGATTGCTTGGACCTACAACGACGCGGGCAATACTATCTCGGCTGACCTTACAAGCACTACCGTGGCAGCGGGAAGCTACGGATCTCCAAGTTCGGTTGGAACTTTTACCGTCGATGCTCAAGGACGCTTAACGGCTGCGTCTTCAGCAACTATTTCTATTACCTCATCTAATGTCTCTAACTTCACAACCGCAGCGCAATCGGCCGCGGTTCAGAACTCACTTACCGCATCCACAGTAATTGCCCCGTCGGCAACGGCAGTGAACACGGCGCTTGCTCTTAAGGTTAACCTCGCTGGCGATACCATGACGGGAGCGCTGAACGTTCCTTCCGTATCGATAACGGGAACTGCGGGCGCTGGATTTGTAAATTATCTAACTCAGTCCTCCGCGCCCGCAACTCCTGCCTCTGGATTTAACCTCTTTGCCGATTCTTCCGGACGCTTTTCTTGGAAGGGCACGAACGGTTTTGTAAGAACCTTTAACGCCACCGGCATTACCGCTGATCGTACTTATTCGTTCCCAGATACTAGCGGAACCTTCCTTCTCGATCCTATGACTACGGCAGGAGATATCCTCTACCGTAACGGATCGAACGTGAACACGCGGCTCCCGATCGGCATCACCGATCAACTCCTTCGCGTGAGCGGCGGCGTCCCGATTTGGTCCGATGAGAACTTAGGACAGGACTTTGGTGATGGCCTAGATGGATCGGCTACTCTTAACGGCGCTCTCTCGCTCACAGGCCCGAAGTACTATGACACCCTAACGATTACCGCGGGCGCCGCAGTTACGATGAACGGCTACCCGATTTACTGCAAGGTTTTGGATCTTACGAACGCGACAACATCGGGCGTATTTAAATGGAACGGAAACAACGGTGCTACCACGGCAACGCAGGCTGGCGGCGCGGGCGGAGCTGCCGTAGTGGCCGCTATGCTTAGCGGCGGAGTCGCGGGCGGCACAGGAGCTACTGGCGTTGTTGGTGCGGGAGCGCAAGCTGCCACGACCACGGCCCAAACTCCAGCCAACGGCGGGGCCAGTAACGCTAGCGGTGCGGGCGGGGCCGGAAACGCTGGAGCAAACGCAGGCGGTGCGGCCCGTGCGGGCGTTGCTCCAACTAACAGGGTGACGTTTGGTCGATTTGAGCAGCAGTTTATGCGCGGAGCTGCGTTAATTCTCGGAGGCTGCTCGGGCGCGGGCGGTGGCTCGGGTGGTGGTGATGGAACAAACCTTGGTCGCGGTGGCGGCGGAGGTGGCGGTACCACGGGTGTGATGGCCATCTACGCCGATGAAATTATCACTTCTGCTTCTACCGCATCGGGTATCTTTCAGTGCCTTGGCGGTAAGGGCGGTAACGGAGCAACGGGCGCGGCTGGGAACGCTGGTGGCGGTGGCGGTGGTGCGGGTGGAGGCGGCGGCTACATATTTATCGCCTATAACCTTAAAACTGGTCCTGTAGTCACGAACATCGCACAGGCGACCGGAGGAACTGGTGGTAACGGATCTAACGGAGCTGGTACCGGAGCGGGTGGTAATGGCGGATTTGGTGGAAACGGTGGCTACATTGACGTGATCAACTTCGGAACTCTAACGGGTCAGCATATTGTTGGATCTAGCGGAACATCAGGTAGTGCTGCGACAGGTGCAACGGGTGGCGCTGGCGGCGCTGGCGGCGCTTGTAACGCAAGTTTCTAAGGAGTGATAGATGATAACAAGAGACATTCTAGACTACTCCGGAGCAACGATCGGTACGCTCAATTTTGAGGATGGCACATCTGAGGAAGTAATTGCGGCAAAGCTTGCCGAGTACGCAGCACCTCCGGTCGTCGAAATTCCAGACGTAACCCCGAGGCAGATTCGGCAAGCCCTTCTCTTATCTGGCATCAGTATGAGCCAGATTGAAGATGCTCTAGCCTCTCTTCCCGACCCTCAGAAATCGTTCGCGCAGATCGAGTGGGAATTTTCAGTGGCGTTTAAAAGAAACCGGCCTCTTGTTGCAGCCGTTGGCTCCATTCTTGGGTGGACCTCGGATCAACTGGATGCCCTCTGGCGACTGGCAGGCTCTCTTGGCTAAAATAATCGTAGGATTTTCAACCCCGAAAGGATTTTTTAAGCCCTACGCATGGCTTATTAAAAAATGGCAGCGGGTTGATTTCTCTCACGCATATATCCGTGTTCCGAGAGCCTCGGGAGTTGATGTGATCTACCAGGCCAGCGGACACTCCATTAATTTCATGGGCCTTGAAGTCTTCAAAAAAAACGCAAGTATCGTCAAAGAATTTACTTTTGAAATAAGTGAGAATTCCAAAAGCAAGTTCTTTGATTGGGCTATCAAAAGCTCCGGTCTTCCTTATAGCGTAAAAAAAGCTATAGGCATCTTCTTGGCTCGGTGCTTTGGGCTTAAGAAAAATCCCTTCAGCTCCGAAGAAGGTTCGGTGTGCTCGATTTTAGTCGGGTATGCGCTCGAGGAGATTATCCCAGGAATAGGAACGGACGACCCTAACATCTTGGGCCCCAGAGAAATCTACGGAATTTGCGAAAAGTGGGGGTCAAATGGCGATAACAAAATCTAAGACTGAGCTTCTTGTTTTATCGGAGAAGGAACTCATCAAACAGTACCAACTATTGGATGGTGCCGGTCGTCCCTCAAAACTTTATACGGCTCCGCACTGGGCAAAGACGGGAGATCCTTGCCTGGTTACCGAGTTCGTTTATGTAGACGGAAGCTCCAGCACACTCAAAGGAAAAGTTGATGGCTACGATGTGTGGTCGTCTACCTTTATTCCCGATGCGGACTTCACTGTCCCCGATATCCACTACTCCAAAACGCAGCACATCATCACAAATGAAAATGAACTTACCAAGCAGTACCAAGAATTAGACGGGCAAATGCGCCCGGTTCGTATTTACGAGGCGGCTATTTTTGCAAAGCAGGGAACGCCCTGCAAAGTGGTGGAATACATCTACCAGAACGCGACTTCGGTTATCTTCAAAGGAAAAAAAGAAAGCTACTCGAACTGGGATGAGAGCTGGGTTCCGGATTCTTCATTCACTGTGTCTTACTAGGGGGAATTTAAGATGAGTTTTGATAAACACAGATTCGAGATTTGGACTCCAGCCCAGCATCCTCTAAAACACACGCTCTCCGATTTCGCATACTCAAACCCCAGCGCTCCTGGCGTAACCGATGTGAACTCGGCTCTTAACTGGCTCTATAAAGTTCTCTATCCGAACGCCAAGCCATCGGTAGCAACGCCCGCGGATCTTCCCGCTGGAGGAAATACGCTAAACGACTACCGAGTCGTGCTTGATGATGGTGACTCTCGGCAGGCTGGATATCGCTGGGAGCAGCGCGAGGGAGAAGTCGCAGCTAGCTGGCATAAAGTTTACGATTTTGATTGGAGCACGGACTCCATTCTGGCTGCCTTTACCGACATCACCCAAGACATGTATGTCTATCAGCAGGGTAAGTCAGACCTTGATGCCGCAGGGAACCCGATTACGGGAATCTACGCTGGGCAAAAAATCTACGGCGGCAACGTCGCGAACCAGAACCTAACTCTCGCCTCCAATAGCGGAGACGGTGTTGGGGCGCACACGGGATTCGTTCAAGTAGACGATACTTTCCGTCCTACCCTTACGGGAACCTACGATCTAGGAACCTCGGCGCTGAAGTTCAAAGACTTCTACATGACGGGCACGGCAACGATCGGAACCCTGACTGCTGCAAGCGGCAACATCTCCGATAGCTCAGGTACTATCTCGTTTGGCTCGACGATTCTGACTACGTCGGGAAATATCACAGGCGGAGCTGTTCAGGGTACCTCCCTAAAAACCGGCACCATGACCCTTACGGGCGGAAGCATTGCCGATACTTCAGGAGCGATTACGTTCGGGGCCGCGAACCTCGTGACCACGGGAACTCTCGGAGCCGGGACGTCTACACTTGCGGGAATTGTGATCTCGACCGGCTCGATTGTATCCGGATCTGGGGCAATTACGTTCGGAGCTAACAACCTATCAACTACGGGAACTCTTAGCTGCGGAGCACTCACCGCCACCTCATTTGGCATCGGAAACCTTAGTTTATCCGGAAATACGATCTCCGTAACAAATAGCAACGGGAACCTAATCCTTCAGGCCAACGGCACGGGAATCGTTGACGTTCAAAATCCCATGACAACGCTCGGGCAAACTGTCACGGGAGTGGTGTCGATCACGGGCCAGCTAAACGCAGATAATCTTCGCCTCGACGGCAACGTCATCTCATCGACCAACCTAAATGGAAATATCACGTTAACCCCGAACGGATCTGGCATCGTTGAAAGCTCGGCGAAAATCTCGCCTTCTACCGACGCCTCTCTTGATCTGGGAGCTACAACCAAGCGCTTTCTAGATCTGTACTTATCTGGCAGTATCTCCGATGGTACCACCTCGATCGCTCAGTCCGTGCTGCAGTCTCTTCGGGATATCAACGTCTCGGCGACGGCTGGTATGAGCCTATTCTTCGACGGCACCAAATGGAACGCATCGCTCCCCGACACCGAGATCGTACACAACACGCTATCGGGACTTACCACGGGGGATGCAGGACATACGCAGTTTGTCGTTCTAGCCGGACGTGCTGGTGGCCAAACGATTCAGGGTGGAACGGCTTCGGCCGAGCACCTCGTCCTTGAGTCGACCTCCAACGCTTCCAAGGGCAAGGTAAAAACCAAGGATGACTTTGTAGCATTCACCGCGCCGAGCTTCTCGGGAGGATGGTCCGGTACCGATCTCGGTAAGTCCGGCATGGAGTTCCGTGATCTGTGGACCAAAGGCGAGCTAAAGGGCGCACGGCTTGAGAACGTTCTATCCTCAGCTCTTCCGAGCGCATCGGGACAGAACACGGGACGCCTCGTGTGGGCCACCGACGTAAATAAAATCTACGCCGATGTCGGCGGCGCGTGGCTCGTGGCTGGAAGTGGCAAATATTTGTCGGACACCTCGTGGAACGGAGCCCAGACTTCTCAGTCATTTACGACCACAGGCCTTGCCGATGCGCGGAACGCAAATTTCCAGCTTCACGACAATGCTAATGATTTCGAGCAAATTTTCTGTACGATTAAAGCTACGAGCGCGACCTCGGTGACGGTCACCGTAAGTCCCGCGCTTCCGGCTGGCTCTTACAGACTCATCGGACTTGAATAACAACGGCGCAGACAAGCGTAAAATAGGAGAGAGAAATGAAAGTAAACAGCCAGCTAGAAAGAGCACAATTCGAGAACCTCAGCTCCCTTCCCGGAGCTGCCACAACCGGCCGCGTAGCCTTCAACACCACGACGGGCTTTGTAGCCGTCGATAATGGATCGGCATGGAAGCCTCTTGTCGATGACAGCACCGCGCAGACTCTTACGAACAAAACTCTTACATCTCCATCGCTCACTACACCTACCGTGAACATTAGCTTGTTCACGAACCAAGGATCTACTCCTTCGAACCCTTCTGCGGGAACTACGAAGGTGTACACCAAAACCGATAACAACATCTATACGCTCAATAGCTCTGGAATTGAGACGCAGATTGGCGGTGTTGTCTATATCAACGCGCACCTCGAATCTACGAACGGTCCCTCGGTGGGAACCTCCGATGCCGTCGTTAAATTCAACACCACCGAGTTTGATACGAACTCGGCATACAGCGCTGCGACCGGACTCTACACGGCACCCGTTACTGGTAAGTATCAAGTAAACGCGACGATCATTACCGCAGCCGTTAACCTTAGCACCACGCAGGCCGTGAACCTTTCGCTCTACAAGAACGGCTCCTCGTTCCGTGTTCTCGGCTATCACATTGGATCGGGATCTTCTATCAACCACATTGTAAGCGGAATCGTTACGGTAGAACTTACCGCAGGAGATACGATCGGGGTGTACGCGAACTCTGGTGTTGCGACCTCGCTTCTTACTTCGGGCGGAACGAACTACATGGATATCAGATTGGTAGGATAGAGATGAATCTCGATGTTCCTATGGGCGTAGTTTGGGCGGCTGGTGCATTCATAGCCACCAAACTCTTTGACTGGGTCATGGGCCTTAAGCGCAAGCACGATCAGCTAAAAGATGACACCGTCAAGGCCCTCGGTACATCGCTAGATCAAAACTCAAAAGCGCTCGCTGCGCTAGAGATTTCGATCAAGTCTTTAGAGAAGTCGGTAGCTCCGATTCCTAAGCTGCAGAAGGATGTGAATGAAGCGCACGCAAAGATTCGGGAGATAAACGTCCGCTTGGAGATGACCGATAAGCAGTAGATAGACCATTTTAGGGGGAGAGAAAATGGACGCTGAAGACACAAAATTCTTATCAAGGAAGTTCATCCTGACGGTTCTCGTCATGGGCATGGCCGGAGCCCTCCCGATTGCCTACCGCCACATCGGCGTATCTGACATGGTCACCATGACTGTGCTGTGTCTTCTCGGTGCGGTGGGAGCTGCTTACGGCTTCATGAATATCAAGGACGCGAAGACGGAGCTTGAGAGAGCTGCGCTGGGGGTGAGCGGTGGCGCTTCCGACAAAACATCAAAATAACGGCGACTGCCCGAAGTGCAAGGAGCTGTTTGATAAATACCCCGGCTTCTACCAGCCGCTTCGGGACTGGTTTATTTCTTTTCAGAAGAAATGCCCCGAGGCGCATATCTCGTGCGCGGGCCGCGGAGCAGTAGACCAAGACGCAAAGAAGCTCGAGGGACGCTCTAAGGCCTCATTTGGGAAATCAGCACACAACTACAACGCAGCCATAGATCTGTTCGTAAATAAACCCTTCACGAATCTCTACGATCTGGCTTGGTTCAACGCTAATGTGGCTCCGGCAATTCCCCTCTCTCTAAACTGGTATGGATCTCCGGGGTCGCGCTTTCCCGAGATCCCACATATCGAGGCTCGTAACTGGAAAGAACTTCGGGACGCAGGGGTTCTTACCCTTGTTGAGCCGATGCCCGCGGGTGATCTCTCGTGAACAATACGTTACTGGCCGTGATTAGCGCCGCGATCCTTTTTGCGGTTAAATACATTAGGGATCTGTGGCTCGAGAGCCGGGCGCTAAAGCTCAGGGACCTAAAACAGGAGGTTCATAGTGAAGCAAAAACTACTGTTGAAGCTAAGACTAGCGACGATCTGGCTGCTGATTTTAACAAGCGCTATCCAAGCGAAGGCGGCTGAACAGACAAAAGCGATCGGGGCCGGAGAGGTGGCTACCTTTAAAGGGTATCTCGTCCCCGAGTGGCAGTTTAGGAAGATGAATGAGGATCTGGTGGTGAAAGACTTACTTGAGAAGAAAATCCCTGCAGATGCGGTAGTAGAGGATCATTCTTTTCGAGCGTTTCTTTTGGGTGTTTTAAGCGGCTCGGTTCTCGTCATAGTGGCCGAGAAGATTGGGAGTAGATAAATGCTAACTTTAACTTACGGGTACAAAAAGCCTCAATCCGTGGACCGCGGACCGACTGTTTTCCCTGCGCTGGAAGATAACATCCAGCAGCTAAACGATCACAACCACGATGGATCAAATTCCAGTAAACTTTCTGCGGCGTCGCTTGGAGTAACCACGCAGTCAATTCTAGCCGCCAACTGGGTTAGCCTCGGGGGAGGTAACTTTCACCAGCAGGTAGCTCTCCTTCCTGGTTTTGACTACGACATCGTGACTCTATCTTTTCGGGACGCATCGGGGAACTATGTTAACCCTACCGTTACCCGCGTCTCCAACACGGTTGTCGATGTAACCACTAACGATGGCGCGTCTAACATGACGATGGTCTACGGTATCTAAATGATTTCCGTCGGACCCATGGAAGTAGGAGATTTCTCGGGAGGTCTTACCGAGCACATCTTCGATGGAAGCAATACGACAGCTGAGATTCTCGACAACTTCCTAATTCAGTCTAACAAGACTCTTCAGACTCGTCCTGGGTCCGTAGTTGATGTGACTACAAATGCTGACTCTAGAATACCGGCCGGAGCACAACGCATTGGCGATCTCATAAACTACGACAATAACAACACGCTCTTAGTCAGATCCGCTAAGAAGATCTACTACCGCAATCCCGTGGCCTACGCTACGCTCCTTGGACCAACAGGAAATGATGTGTTCTCTCTGGGGGACGTATCTTCGATCGCCTCTTACACACAATGGAACGGTCACGTGTTCATCACGCACGATGGGTTCCCGCGTCCGATGAAGATCTTTAAAGATACTTCCGGTGTTATGCGAGTTCGCTCCTCGGGTCTTCCTAACCTTTCCACATCCCCGACGGTAACGGCCGGGGCCGCAGGTGCGCAGAACTTTCTCTACGCATTCCACTACTTTTATGAATACACCGTAGGCAAGCAGACCTTTCAAGATGCTGGCCCGGTCACGTTTGTAGAGCTAAATAACTCAGCCGACCCGTCGGTGACGCCAAACAGTATCTCTAACATTCCTGTTCTCAGTAACGGCGCTACCGATAATTGGGACACGGCTACAGTAAAAGTAAAAATCTTCCGAACCACCAACGGAGGCACGGACTCGTGGCTCCTTGGGGAGGTTACCAATGGTACGACAACTTTTTCGGATAATTTTTCTGACGCTAGTATTACTGACGGCCAGCTCATATATCTCTCGGACGGGACTCTGGATAACGATCCTCCGCCTCTTGCCAAGTTCGTACATGTAGTCAACAACACTGGCTACTATGGATATATCAAGGAAGGCTCCGAAGAGTTTCCCTACAAGATTCGGCAGTCGTCCCCCTTTGATCCCGACTCCTGCCCAGGAGATTTCGAAGACTCAGTAGAGGACACCATCAAGGGGATTAGCTCAGTTCAGTCCATCCCGATTGTTCTGTGCAATAAGTACATCTACAGAATTGAGGGAGCGTTCGACCAATACGGCCGCGGATCGATGAACCATGTTCGTATCTCGGATACCGCGGGCTGCGTGTCGAACCTATCGATCGTGCAAGCGGAGAACGGCCTTTTCTGGGCTGGTAACGATGGGTTCTACTACAGTGACGGCTACAGAACCCAAAAGATCTCGGATGGGATAAACGAGAACTACAAGCTCATGCTCGACTCCTGCACCGACAAGCGCCGGATCGTGGGCCGCTTCGACGAGAAAGAGCGCCGGATCTACTGGGGTCTTCAGACAAACTCATCCTCAGCGGACAACGATTCAATGTTTGTTCTGGAGCTTCGTTTCGGAATCCAGGATCAAATGCCTTTCGTGTCCCTATCGGGAGATACTTCCTATCGACCCACGGCAATTGAGTTCTTCAACGGACAGCTGCTTCGCGCCGATACCAGAGGCTATGTGTTCGTTCACGATGAGGCCTATACCACCGACCCCATGGTCGATCAGACTACGTTTGTTGCCAACTGGCACACGCAGCCGATTATTCATCACTACAGATCTTCCGCGTTCAACTTCGGATCAACCTTCATGCGAAAGATCGCCACCAAAATATTACTCACAGCTAGAAATCGCACCAACGTGTCGATTCAGATTAGCGCTGTGAATGACGACGGTAAATCGACGCGGGCACTTAAGGAAATTCGGTGGCGAAGAAACTTTACCTGGGGCGACACCGAGTTTGTTTGGGGAGCATCTGATTGCATTTGGAATGCCGAGGGACTTATTGAGCAGTGGCGTCGCATGCCCGCTAAAGGCCTTCGCTTTAGCTATCTTCAGATCGATATAACAAATGCCTACACGGTTATAACAAACTCCGACACGATTGGCCTTGCTACCTTCAACCCGGCCACAAAGACGGTAACTCTCGACACAGCTGCTACCTCAGACTGGCCCGCGGATTGCGTGAATTATTATATCTCCACCGAGGTAGACGGCTATGTTCGGCAGTTCAAGATTACGAACAGAACAGACGATACAATCACGGTCCTCGATCCCGGAAACAACCTACCCGCGGGAAGCTTAAAGTGGGAGATGAAGGGAACGAAAAAGGACGAGGTTTTAAACCTTCTTTCGTACAACATACACTGGGCTAATCTCTCGAAGACGCAGGCTACTTTTGAGAGCGGATCGGACGGGGCTAACAAATGATTCCTGATATCATTTTAAAGGACATCACTGACCAATATGTCCGAGAGAACTTCTTTCGTATTCATAAGTTCTTTCAAAAGTACCCGTTATTTCGCTCCGAGTTTCTTTTCTTTGAGATAGATTTTAAGGGCGCCGTTACCAAACAAAAAGTTCAGCATGCTCTCGGCTTCAAACCAACCGATGTGATCCAGACAAGACTACTCGGAACAGGGGCACTCACGTGGGAATATGCCGATTTCGATGCCACTAATTTAGTCATCACGACTACTGGGCCGTGTACCGTGAGAGCATTCATCGGGGCCTATAGAGAGGAGTCCTAATGATCTACAAAACATTTGCTCAGATTAAGGCCAAAGTAGAGCGTGAGCTAGACATCGAGGTAGAGGAGTTCATCCAGCCCGAAGAGTTTGTTGAGTACGTGAACGACGGGATCTCTATTGCCGAAGCATCGATCCATAAGCTGGGATTAGAGGACGAATACTTTCTAACCAAATACACGCTTCCTCTTGTTGCCGGACAGGAAGACTACGCTCTTCCCGCACCGATTTATATGAACAAGATTCGGGCCGTGGTCTACTCACTCGGGTCTACGATCTACACGATCGAGCGCCTAAGGGGTGCGGATAAATTCGAGGATCTAGCCCGCATCAATCAATACACCTCTGTTACCGACTACTACAAATATCTCATCCGAAACGACTCGGCGGCTGGTGGCGTTGTTATGCAGCTTGTTCCACCGAGCCGTGAGACCACACCCAATGCGGCGAAGATCTGGTACATTAGAGAGACGGCAAAGTGGGTTTACGACCCGGCTGGATTGTATGACAATTTACTGTGTGACCTTCCGCAGATTGCCATGCAGTTTTTGTATCAGTACGTGAAATACCGCTGCTACGAGAAAGAAGGACACCCCAACACTGCCGATGCTTTGACAATGCTCGGAGAGCTGAAAACTGAGATGATAACGACCATGGAACAGATGGTAGCTGACGACAACACGGAGATCGTAAAAGATCTCTCTATCTATCAAGACTTTTCGTAAGGAGAATCAAATGGGATCGAACATTGGTCAAGGCGTATACGGAAACGCACCTGAACAAAGCTATGATGTGGCCAACGGATTCAAGTACGACCCTGTTACGCGGAAGTACGTGAACACGGCTACTGGAAAAGTCTTGAGCAAGTCTGAGTACGAAGCGGATTATGCAAATCAGCAGCAGGCAGCAGCCGATTCTACCAACCACGCCAAGATGCTAGCCCAGGGTCTTAATGATGACGGCTCACCGATTCGGCAGGCTTGGGACTCTCTTGTAGACGAAAAGACAGGTAAGCTTAAAGACGGCTACACGATGAGCCTCTCTGGCCTTGATCCCTCGCAGTGGGAAGGCTACTCGAAGTATAAACAAGAAGCCCTTCGCACGGGCCCCTCAGCATGGGCCGCGCTTCAGAATCAATCGATCATGAATCAAACCATGGCCAATAAAGAGGCCGCAGCCAGACAAGCCGCAGCTGGAATGAACCAGGCGAACTCGGCCCTTGCCATGCGCGGTGGTTTATCTGCAGGCGCTCGGGGACTTGCGGCCCGCAGCTCAGCACGCGACATGCTCATGGCTCGTCAACAAGCGGCACGCGCAGGAGACGTTAACACTCTCGGCGTAGCCACCACTGATGAGCAGAACCGTATTGCTCAGCTTGCGAATCTTGCGGGTACCGAACAAAATATTGGTCAGTTCAACAAAACGCTCGAGGGCAAGCAACAAGAGTACAACATCAATAATCTTATCCAAGAACAACAAGGTAAGCGAAGCTACAACGACATGACCTACCAAGAACAGATGAAGAAGTGGGCTGCCGGTAAAACTGCCGATGCAACGGCGGCAGCAGGTAGCGGAGGAAAATAATGCAGCTCGAGGTTCGCAGATTCGACGGGAAGGAGTGGGCAAATTATGCGGCCGACGCGCACGTAATTTGCTTTAATAAAACTCGTCCGTCTTCTCTTAATCGAACGGACTTTGCTCTCATGTTTGTAAAAGACGGAGAGCCGCAGGGATACATGAGCTGTCACGAGATGGATGCCGAGACCGTCTACATGCAATTTGGCGGCGCATTCCCGAGTTCCTCTGGTACGGCGATTGTCTTTACCGGCTACACGGCCATGGTCCGTGAGTTGGGGAAAACCTACAAAAGAGCCACGACAGCAATCGAGAATACGAATCAGGCAATGCTTCGGCTTGCGATGAAAGCGGGCCTTCTGATCGTAGGGACGCGCAATTTTAAAGGTAAGATTTTAGTTGAGCATGCAATCGAATTTGGAGGCATCAATGGGTGATTTTACTCCGTGGTCAGGAATGGCCAACCAAGGCTCTACCACAAGTGCTCCGACAGGATCGCCGCCGAGTACTTCGGGAACGGCTAGAGATTTTGCTAACATGCTGAACCAAAAACTAACGACCAAGAAAAGAAAGCACGGCACGCACTGGGAATTGCCGAAGAAACTTAAACTCGGATGACGAAGCTAGATTCCATACCCTTCGAGGGGAAATATCACATTCCTCTACTTGAGGGATGGTTTGCGGATCACGGACAAGAGGTACCCCCATGGGATCTTATGCCTCCGACAGGTCTTGTGATTATCTATGACGGTAAACCCGTGTGCGCTGGGTTTTTAACAAAGACGGATGCAAATCTAGCGATTCACACCAATTACGTATCGGATAAGTACTCAGCGAAAGCACTTCGTTCTATGTGCCTTGATCACCTCTGCGAATGTCTCGATAAAATCGCGGCTTCGGAGGGATTTAAAATGATCTGCGCATCGACGGCTCACCCATCGATGGCAAAGCGTTACGAGGCAATGGGCTACGTGACGACTCATGAAAAGTTTATAAACTTAGGGAGGTTTTTATGTGGCTAGCAGTATCAGGACTTGGGGGCGCGCTCCTTGGAAAAATGAAACACGACCAAGCGGTCGCCAACGAGAAAGCCGATAGGGCAAGGGCAGCTGCCACCGAGCGCTATTCTCCGTGGACAGGAATGAGAGCAGCACCGATCCAAAGAGCAGGCTCCGAATTCGGGGATATCTTCGGTGGTGGTGTTGGCGGCGCGATGACTGGAGCATCGCTCGCTTCCGCGTTCGGTGGAATGGGCGGCTCTCCGCTGCCTGCAGGTCCTGCCATGGCTGGTGGCGGCGCAATGGGTGCACAGGAAGCCGCACAGTTCGGCAATCAAAATCCCTGGGCCGCAGTTCAAAAAACTAGATTCGCCTAATAAGGAGTTCTCACATGGCCGCATCACCTTGGCTCTCAATGGAACAACAAGCACAGGCGGTAAGCTCGCCTACCGATCCTATGTCCGCGACGGATGCTGAACTCATGCAGTCTCAGCTATCGCCGCAGAACATGGAGCTTCTAGACGACGATACCGTACAAAATGCCGTAGCCAGTGGTGCGGACCCGAGCCAGTTCATTCCGGTAGATCCGGCCAAGCTACAAAGATCAGTGGCCCGCACGGCTAAGATTCAAGCTAAGGGCCCAATGAGCCAAGAGGCCGTAACTCCCGAAGTGCGTAACCAGGATATCCTGGCTAAATACTCGGCGCTTGCGGACAAAGCTATTAATGAGCAGCAGGCAGGAATCGATCAGCTCGGTGATCAAATTAAGCAGGCAGGAGCGCTGCCGCAGGGACTTAATTTTGTTCCTCTGGCTGCGATGGCGAAGTTTCTTAATCCTGAGAATGACTTTGTAAAAGAAGCGCAGATGATGGCCCCTCCCACTCCCGAAGCGCGGGCCGATAAACTTCTTGGGCTTCAGGACATGCTGCAGAAGAGAAAAGAGTCTCTCACGAAAAGCCAGCTCGATTCTCTCGCCGAGCAAATCAAGGCTGCTAAAGCAGGCCCCGGGTCTCTAGCTGAAATGGCCATGTTGTCGAAAATCAGAAAAGACAACGCACTCGCGGATGTTATGATGAAGCGGCCCGAGATGCAGCGAATGGGCCTTGATACCAACACTCACAACAAAGTTATCACCGCTGTCGATAACAACCCCATGCTACGCACACAGCTGCAGCAGCTTAACGGACTTGGTAACTCTTGGAAGATGATCTCGGAGGCTAAAGAAGTTACTCCGCAGCTCTTCCAAGAATATCAACAAGCCGTCGCCGGAGCAATTCAGCGGGGCAATTCTGGTGTTGCCGAACGTCAGGAGCGCTACTTAAAATCTCTTGGCATTACTAAAGATGATATCCAGCAGTACGCTACCGGAAAACCCGTAGACATCGGCAAGCAACATCCAATGCTGGTGGCGATGAAGCACTTTGCCGACATCGAGGCGGGCAACATTGAGAAACAGCGCAACGCACTTTTGAAAACCGTAACAAGCGGCCACGAGAGCATGTATGCGCGGAGGCCCGATCTTAAAGCGGACCTAGAATCAAAAATCGCTGCCTCGCAAAATCTAGCAGCCAATGCTGGTAGCGGAGCCGAGGCGTCGGGCGGTTTAACTGAAGCTGAAAAGGCGGAGCTGGCTAACCTTGAGCAAAAATTCGGAGGCAAGTGATGGATGATGCTGCCGCGCGGGAGCGCCTTAGATATCTACAGCTAAAAGCAAAGGCCGCAGCTGCATCTCCTTCGGTTCCGGCCGGAGTTCCACAAGTGGAAGCTCCCTCCGATATTTTAGGCGATGCGGGAGCCGCGGTTCAAGGCATCGGCGCAGGCGCAAGCCTTAATTACATGCCGCAACTGCAGGCCCTGGCTGAGCCCGCCATCACAAAAGTGATGGACCTGGCTACCGGACAAAACCAGTACGCGGATCTTCCTGACTATGCCACGCGCCGAGATCAGTGGATCAAACACCAGCAGAAGGTGGCCGAGGAGCATCCGAAGAGCTTCATGGGCGGCAATCTCTTAGGAACACTTGCGACCGGCATGGCCGCTCCTGCAGGAGCCTTTGCCGAGGGAGCGGGGCTTGGGACTAAAGCTGCTGCTATGATCGCATCTGGAGCTGCAGCGAGGGCTATTCAGAATCCGGGGGATAAGGAGGGAGTTGTTGATCCGCTGCAGCTCTCCGAGCGCGCGCATAACGCCGTTGCCGCCAAATCGGGCCTTGATGTCCCCTTCACCGATATTCCCATTCCCGCTGCAGCCATCGATGCTGCTCTTCCTCTAGCAGGACCTGCTCTTGGCTATGCCGCAGACAAGACTATGAACGGTGCGAAGACTCTAGCGTTCAAAGCGCTGGGGCCGTATGCGCGGCAAGCTCGACAGGCCTTCGGCCGAGGCAAGGTAAAGGACATCGGTGGTCAGGCTCTCGAAGTGATGGGCCCTGTGCCAAAGAGCTACGCTGGCCTTGAAGATGCGCTAGCGGCTAGAAACGCCTCTCTTGGAAAAGAGCTGGGTGACACGGTCGAATCTATGGCCGCCAAGGAGACCGGCATTCCTGTAGGTGTTTCACGTGAAGCAATCGCAGGACAGCTCGAAAAGGATCTCATAAATCCGGGCGCTGCCGATGCCGCAGGAGTCGCCGACAAGAACGCTCAGATAAAACAGTACATCGAGCAGTTTCGGCGCGGAGATCTACCGGCCGGAGCCGAAGGCCCCATAAACGATAAGCTATCGCTCCTTGAGGCCGAACTTAAAAAACGCAACGTCGCTAATACGGTCAAATGGGACCGCCTCCCGGGAGCTGATATTCCCGTTTCTGAGGAATTCAACCGGGCTCTTGTAACCAAACTCAAGACCGGCGTTGAACAAGGCGGCGAACAACTTGCGGAAAAAACCGGCTTTCCCGTGGATAAATTCAAGAAGCTCAAAGAGGACTACGGAAATACTAGTGCCGCAGAGAGCATCGTGAAAAATCGCAAGGAGAGAAACTTTGCTAATAACATCGTATCGCCATCTAGCTACGGAACGGGTGCTCTTGGAGCGATTATCGGTGGCAGCATCGGCGGATCTCCCGAGGAGCGCCTAAAACACGCCGTCATGGGAGCAGGGCTTGGCCTCGTGAATGCCGGGGCAAAAACCTACGGCAATCAAATTATGGCCAATACGCTTCGAAACGCATCGGGAACCATGAGCCTTGGCGCAAGACTCGCTAATCAAGCGAGCCAAAATCCTCTTCAAACTCAGCTGATCTGGCAGAGTCTCTACAATCAAAACAAGGAGCAAAAATGAAAGCCGCTAAAGACATTTCCGTAAACGCTAAAATTAAAAACGACGAGCACGAATCCAAGTCGGTAGCAGACTCCGAGCCTAATCCCGAGCCCGCATCTTATGAGAAGCACGAAGTAGAATCGGCAGCGCGCACTCTTACCGAAGCTGAAGCGATCAAGATGAAGCCTAAGCTTCACGGCCACGCCATGACCCACTTAAAGGGTCAGCATGCTGCTATGTCGGCTGCGATGGGAATGGGATCTAAACCGAAAGATCTGAAAGAACTTCGGCAGCTGGCTTCGAAAAAATCAGCGATTATTGATGAGGACTGAAAAAAGAAAGGCCCCTCGCGGGGCCCCTCTCGTGCGTATGGCTTAGAGCCAATTAGCACTTGGATTTGGTTTTCTTTGCGGTTTTAGTTTTTTTCTTAGCTGCCACTGTTCCCCCCTTCTAGCTCCTCAAGACTTGCCAGCACCGGCTCAAGAGCCAGGTATTCGCTAGGCGTGAGTGCTGCTTTTTCAAGTTCGCCAACGAGGAGCTTCCGTTTGGGGACAGATACGACTGCCTCGTGAAACGATTTATTTGCCGCCGTGAAGCCCTCGAGCTTCTCGTCGGGAACGCGCCACATCTTCTGGCCGTTCTCTTCTTTAGTCTCAGCCCAATCGGCAATCAGCTTATCGTAAGCCTGATTGGCAATGGTGAGTTCAGCCTCTAGGGCTTGCCCGACGCGAGCCACATGGTATGCGGTCTTCGGATCAAAGCCTGTCGTAGACATGAGCTTTTGATAAGACTTCGAGAAGGACGGGCTTCTCAGCTGGGCTAGGGTAATTTCAATCATTAATTTCTCCTTGGCTTAGTCGTTTTAAAAAGTCCAAAACCTCGGGCCAGTTTACAGGCGTCACGACAAAACAAAAACCCCCAGCCTGATTTATCTTCTCAAGTGTATAGAGCTGCAGGGGATCGGCGTCTGATTTGTCGTCTTTTTTTAGCTCTAGGGCCACGAATCGTCCGCGGATGCAGAGAAGAAAATCAGGAGTTCCGTGGATCGTGCGCTGCTGAATCTTCTGCGCCCAGGTGTGCGGAAGCGCTTTAAGGCTTGGATAAATCCGCTCCTTGAATGTGCTCTCCGCCTTCTTGGCCAACTACCTTCCCCCTCGGATCTTCCTCCACGATATCATAGAAAGATTTTAGGCTATAGCCCACCGATACGCTCATAGGTAGGGACCTAGCGGGGTAGGCGCTCTCCATGGTTTTGATAATCTCCCCTATGATGTCCTGCTCATCAAAGGCGACCTCAAACAAAAGTTCGTCGTGGACCTGAAGAACCATGCGAGATTTCTTATCCTTCAGAAGATCGTGGAGATTGCACATGGCGATCTTAACCACGTCGGCGCAGCCTCCCTGGATCCGAAAGTTTGCGGCTTTATAGGACCACTTCTCATCATCAAAGTAGCCGCGTCTTCCGAACCAGGTCTTAATCCAGCCATTGCCAGGATCGCGGGATATACGCTGCCGAACAGCTCCCGAGCATTGAAGGATAAAATGCTCCACCATCGGGAGCGCTGCAAAGTACTGACGCTTAAACTTAGCTGCTTCCTCGCGACTAACCCCAATCGCAGCACCTAGCTTGGCCACTCCCATGCCATACAAAAGGCCGAAGTTTAGGGTCTTCGCCTGCTTTCGAGAAAGGCCCGTAAGCTTAGCTGTAGCATCGTGGGCATCGTGCCCGGACTTTAGCTGCTGGATTAGATCCTGCTGTCCCGACTCATCGAGAAGCATGCAGAATTCCATCTGCTTATAGTCGAGCGATAGGAAGAAAAAACCGGGCCTCGGCACAAAAGCCCGGCGTATGGGGAATTCAACCTCTTCAGTATCTCCGGAGATATTCTGAAGGTTAGGATCGCGGTACGAAAATCGCCCAGTGCGCGTCCCTGCCTGGCGCATGTCGGCGTGCACGTTCCCGTGCCGATCCACAAAATGGAGGTAACCCTTGAAGTAGTTGTTGGCCCGCTTTCTAGCGTCTCGGTACCGAAGAACAATCTCAGCTAGCGGGTGCGTAACCGAAGACAAAAATCCTTCGGCTACCTCAAACTCTCCTGTCTCGGTAAACTCCGGCTTAAACCCAAGCGCCTCAAATATAGGCCCCAAAAACTTGCCCGAATCGGTAAGATCCTGGCCCGTGATTTTCTCGAACTCTTCCTCGGCAATCTCCGCTCTCTTTGACTCATAGTCCGCGGCCTGCTGGCAATAGTCCCGATCAAGGCCGATCCCCACCCGCTCAATCTCCGCGCACACGTGAATCAGCTTTGACTCCATCTCTACAACCTTTGAGAGATCAGGGACGAGATCTAGCTGCTGCAGCTGCTTTTGAGCCAAATGAAAAGTTAACCGCGTATCTTTACATCCGTACCGAGTTATCAGCTCAAACGGAACTTCATCGAAGTGGTATGCCTTATAGGGGGTATCTTTCCCTGGTATCTCCACGATGGAGTATTTTTTATTTTTTTTAAGCCACTCCATCACCGAGTCGTCTTTGCGCTCACCAAGCTCTCTCTCACACTGAGCATCAAGGGAGTACTTCAGATGATCGTTTCTAAGTAGTCTCCCCACAACCTCGGTATCATGGATCTGTGCCTCGTTGAAATTAATCCCTTCTTTCCGAAGGAAGGCCATGTCGAACTTTGCGTTCTGAAGAAAAAGCGTGGTGCGCGTGAAAAGCGGCTGAAGCTTCGGGATTAGATCATAGGAGAGTACCGGAGCCTTCTGCTCCGGACTGTATTCGATGAAATTGAAATAATAGTCTTCCGAGCTAGTGGAGAACTGAATCGAGAATAGACGGTCCTTCTTATAGGGGAAAAGGCCCGTCGTCTCGGTATCTACCGCAAGGAAGGTGTGAGCAAACAACGCCCGAACGCACTCTTCGAATGTTTCGGGCGTTACGATAATCACGACGGCTTGCTACTTTCTTTGCTAACGTATTCCTCAAGCATCATGCGCGTGAGAGCGCTAAGGCTCGTCCCCTTACGAGTGGCAATCTTCTCAAACTTCTTTTTTAGTTTGATCGGAATGTATACGTACAGGGGCGTATTATCGATGTTCTGGATCTTCATTTGTTCTCCTTAAAATCTTGATTCATCAACCGAAGACGACGAAGTGGAAACAGCATCCTCTTCTGCGCCGCCATCGACCGTGATGTTGCTACTGCTATCAGTTAAAATTTGCTCCCAGCGCTCTATCTTCGGGAAGTACTCGGCGGGAGTTTTTGCGATCTTTGTTCCATCGAGCATGGGCTTAACATCGAAGACGTAGAAGATGCCCTTATCATTTTGGATCTTCTTACAAGTGATAGCCATTTTGTAGGTGTAATGCGCAAGGCGCGGGATCGCACCATCAAGCGAGGCGAAGTGAGTATTCATCTTCTGTCCCGCCTTATAGGAAGTGCGCGTGAAACTCACCACACAAGGAAGCGCAATGGGATCTTGTACGTCTTCCTCGGTGAATCCGTAGGCATCGATCACAAGGTCATATTCCCATTTAGCCGTGCCGCGCATCTCTACTAGATCACGGCTGCGGTTCGCCTCGTTGAACTCTTCATTTCCCCGATACTGACGCTTGCCGTTCACGGTTTCAAAACGCTTCCAATATTTCTTGAGCGTAATAGGAATGAACGGAACATCATTACTAGGACCGCCGACCACGGCTCCCGTAAGAGAGTTGGTAATGTCTCCCATCTTGGCCTTGCCATCGGCAACGCTCACCGATAACCCCTGCGCCAAGAGAAGCTTCGGCACAATGATATCCGCCGAATCCACAACGCTCTTTGCGTGGCTGTGCACTACAGGCATATGCACCGGCTCAACTACAGCTACTTCTTTTTTTGTTTCTACCTTTGCCATTTTATCGCTCCTTTAATTCATCTCTTTGGGGAAAAATTCCGCGCAGAGTTTATTACGCTTTTCGAACCGTAAGACCAACTCGAATGGTGGGCATCTCAAGGCCGGGAATAACGGCATATGGTTCACCGCGCGCCTTTGCCGCTTCATCCTCGGATTTGTACCAAGAATTAAGCGTTGCCGAGTTCACAGTGGCAAGCGCCTCAAAGTGCCCAACTTTTTTGAGGTAGTCAAAAAACTCGTCCTTCGCCTCACCCTTCGGAATAGTGACGGAACTCTTCTCGGTTCTAATAAAATTAAGTCCGCCTTCTTTAAAGCTTCGCATGTCGAGCTTAGCCATCGCATCAATGAGTTCAGCCTCCAGTAAATCACCCTGGTTACAAAGCGAGCTATAGACAGCCTTAGCCTTCTCAATCTGCTCGCGCATGACCACAACCTTTTCGCACATGGCTTTTAGCTCTAGAACCGTTAAGTCACCCATCTCATTCTCCTAATTCATCTTCATGGCGTAATCGGGAAGCGGCTTCTTCACCCCCGCCATTAAGTTATCGTGGCATACGCCAAAAATCGTCGCTACCTCTAGCCTACTCATGGGCTCTGAGCCCTCTAAAATACACTCAATATATCGCCGATCACCCGATACCGAACACGAGACCTTGATGATGTGCCCACCAAAATCGAAAGTGTGTTCTTCAAGAATCGGCTGTTTATCGCTCATAGTCTCTTTGCCATGTCCCGAAGAACCTTATCCCCTACCTCTTGCTTTGATGCAAGTGCTTGCAGAATGCTTTCGTCGATTGTTCCATTAGCGACTAAATCAATTCGGGTGACGGACTCGTGGAGCTTCTCGCTTCCTCCACGGTAGTTTCGTGCCTCAGACTGTATGTCATGTTCAAGGCTGAAGTTTCGCGAATAATAAATAGCATAACCCGCCTCGACAAGGTTGATACCGATCCCAGCGGCCCCTTGATTTCCAATGAATACGCTTGCGCCCCCATCTTTACAGAAATCATCAATTGCTTTTTGTCTGAGTCGCTGAGGAATTTCTCCATGCGCCTGAACATAGGACACCTTCTTTCGGTCGAGCATCTCGCTGATCTGTTTGTAATTCTCTCGCCAGCATGCCCAGACGATGACCTTGCGCCCCGACTCAATCACCAGATCCTCAATAATGTCCTCAAGGGCCGCGAGCCGCGGATTGTCCTTGAGCTGAACCACGCTCTCTTCTCCCTCGAGCTGGATAAACCCCGATACAATCTGCTGCAGCCTAAGCGCTTTGGTAATGGCAAGCTGAGCCGTGCAGGCCTTATCCTCTAAAAACGTGATGAAATTCTTCTTCATCATATCGTAGTGTCTGCGCTGCTCGGCGCTTAGCTCAACTGGTATGGTCTTGTAGACCATGGGAGGGAGATCAAGACACTCCGATTTCTTATAGTGCGTTGTGATCCTTTTGATCCGCGCCGATATCTCATCGGTAGCGCCGGGCCGTATTCTCCAATCAGGCCAGCTTACGTGCGACGGAGCACCTGCATTTTTGTTAAAAAAGAAGTGGTTTCGAAATGCAAAAAAATTGCTCCCCACAGGAGAGAATGTCTCACCACCGTCCAAAAACAAAAACTGCGAGAACAGATCAAGCGGCGACTGCAGCACGGGCGTTCCGGTGAGAATAAATTTGTGCGGAACCGGCTTTGCCAGCTGTAAAAGGGCCTTCGTTCGCTTCGAGTTGTGAGATTTAATTCGGTGCGATTCATCGGCAATGATGCACTCGAGGCCGTATCCTAAAAAATGTTTGTACACCTCGGGCATTAAAAGCGTTTCGTAGTTCGCGATGAAAACTCGCGGCGTCTTCGCGTGCCCGGTGTGCCACACGAGAAGCTCAAGACGATTTTTCCCCGGGCCAGTTAAAAGTACGATGTCGTCCCCGGAGATCTTCGAGAACTTTAGAATCTCGGATCTCCAGTTGTTCATCACGACCTGCGGGCAAAGGATCAAGGTCTTTAGAAGTGAATTTTTGTTAGCGCATTTTTGACGAAAGATCTCAATCATAGTGCGCGTCTTACCAGTGCCCGCCTCGTGCAGAAGCCCAAAGCTTGCTTTCGTCCTCGCAAGCTCAATGGTCTCTATCTGATGTTTCCAAAGCGGCTGCATGTGATCTACGGCGCTCTACCAGTTATCTCGCGCTGAACAACTAGATTAAGCTCCGCTAAATCATCATCTGATAGATGCCGAACGAAGGGAAACTTAGTGCTGGGGGGGCCGTTCTTTGGTGTGACGCTTGCCAGATCAAAGAGAGGCATCTGCGTGCCCTCATCCTTTTTTATAATAGGACCATTCGAGGACATGATGTCACTCACGTTCAGCCTCTTCCTCTGGCTCATTGAAAAACCTTTCCTCTCCAACGGGCGTAAGTCCCACGATTCGCGCTCCACGGATCTCAAGCTCAAAATACCCCTCATACTTTCCGTTCATCCACCGAATGATTGGTGATGTAAGCATCACCGACTGCGCGAACTTCCCGTCCCGAGATTCAAAAGTAACCATGGGATTGTCGGTCACTACCCTCGGGATGCGGACACGTACAACAACTTTACCCTCCATGCTCTTTCTCCTTATGCTTGGCTTTCTTAAAAACTAGGTACGGAGGAAAAGGATAGTAGACCTCACCCAAAAGCGATACAGCTCGGCGCTTTTCCTTCGCTCGGCTGATCTTGGATAATATCCACATGAGCGCGCGCTTCACGGCTCTTCATCCCAGTCGTGATCCACGTTCGATGAGCCGCACTTATCGCACGTGGCCCGCAGCACATGATTCATCTCATGCCCACAATCAAGACAAACCGTCGAGGCGCAGCTCATCACTCACCGGCTTGCTTCTCTAGGGTCTTGGAAAAAAATTCGAGCACAAGCCGCCTTAGCGTCGCGGCCTCCGACTCGGCCTTAAGCAGCTGACGGCGCGTATAGTCTAGATTAATCTTCAGTTCATCGCGCTCCTGAGTCATGGCATCTAGCATCGTGCGAACTGTGGCTACTTCATCGTTTACCATAAAATCTTTCTTGTAAGCCCGGGCACTTACCTACTTGCGGCAAGGGCTTCCGCGGCTCACGGTTCACTCATAAAATGAGACCTAGCCTTGTGCAAGCCAAATAGTTTTACAAAAAATCGCGTGGACGACATCTTGACCGAACGAGTTTTTGCGAAGAGCGTAGGCCACTCGGCCAAGGCTCAGAATAAGGGGATATCAATGGATAAAAACGATTTGGAAAAATTTCTCGCCTCCATTGGAGAAGATACTGATCTTCTACTCGATGGCGAGGTTCATCAGCTGAGGAGCGCGGATTTCAAGGGCTGGTACAAGGGCTCAAAAAATGAATCGGGGCGGTGCACAGTAACCGTGGCCTCATGGCGCGGGGGTGCAAAAAACTTCTACGTGTGGGGCGGCGAGGCGCCTAGTGCTGCGGACTGGGAAGCGGAGAAAGAGCGAAGGGAGGCTGCCGATGCCGAGAGAGAGCGCCTGCAGCTAGAGGCATCAAAGTCGGTCATCAAACGGATAGACCAATACCTAAGGGAAAACTGGGGCGGGCACTCCAAATATCTTGAGCGAAAGAAAATCCCCCAGGCCTTAGGGGCCATCCAAATCGAATCTCCCTCGGTAGGCACTGATCTTATCGTGCCGATGCAGGACTCCCAGGGAAATATCTGGAACTACCAGACCATCACCGAGAGCGGCATGAAAACGTTTGTTCCTGGGGCAAAGGTTCGCGGCCTGTGGGCATGTCTTAGTCCCTCTAGCTATAAAGAGGAGGCGATCTTTATCTGCGAGGGGTATTCGACGGCGTGCACGGTGGCGATGGCAAGGCCAAACGATCGGGTGATCTGCGCTTTCTCCGCGGGGAATTTGTGCGAGGTAGCAGCTGAGATACGAAAGCAGAACCTTGGCGCGAAGATCATTATCTGCGCGGACGATGATTGGAAGGAGACGCCTAATGTGGGCGTGGAGGCGGGAGCGCGGGCCGCGGAGCTGATATCGGGAACGCTGGTGCTTCCTGTTTTCCCCAAGGCGCGCGGACTTGATTGGACGGATTTCAATGATCTGATGTGCGGCTATTCTCTCTCGATGGTGGAGGGACAGCTAGAGCTTGCGGTGAGCCGTGCGGCGCGGCCCACGGATGAGTGGCAGCGAACCTTTCAAACGGTGGAGGAATTAGTGGAAAAGGGAACAAAACAGGCTCTTGCTGCAGCTGATGGTCACATCAAAGCCGCCTCGGGTAGGGAATTAGTAGCAGAGCACACGGAGCCGGGTCTTGAGCCGCTTCCGATGAAGCTCTCTAAATCGGGCGTTCCCATTATGCCGCCTGAGTACGAGGTAGCTAAGGCGCTGGCCAATTTTTACAAGGACCGAATCGTAAGCTCGGAAGGATCGATCTTTGTTTTTTCGGGAACGCACTGGGTGGAAATGCAAATTCAGGATGAGAACCGCCTGCGCATGCAGCTTCAAGTGCTCTACTCGGGGCTTGCCTCAAACACCAAGATGGAGGGCACGCTTAGAATCTTTCGTGCGATGATAAAAGACTCCCCAAGGAATCTTTTCGTTCCCGATCCCACCATGATAAATCTTCTCAACGGCACGATTCATATTCTGCAGCGCGCGGGGAAATGGCAGTTCGATTTTCGGCCCCACGCTCGTAAGGACTTCTGCACAAATCTCATCCCCATCGAGTTCGACGAGACTCGGAAAATTAAAAACACTGAGTTCGAGCAGATGCTAGAGCGCGTGTTCGAGGGCCAGGAAGACTCGGTAGAGAAGATTAAAACCGTTCGGCAAATGTACGGGGCAGCCGTAGCGCCGATCTTCCCCCACCTGTTTATGATCTACGGCCCGGCCGGATCGGGAAAGACTTCTCTTATTATCCCGGCCCAAAAACTAGTGTCCTCGGGAAACTGGTGCTCTGTGGAGCCGCATGAGTTCGACGGCTTTAAAATGGAGTCCATGGCCGGAAAACTCGTGAACTTTGTCACCGATATCTCGGTCACCGAACCCATCCGCGATAACCACATCAAGAAGATCGAAGACGGGCTCCCTATCCGAATCGATCGGAAGTTCAAAACCTCGGTAATGGCCCCCCTCCCCAGGGTCCATATCTTCGGAGGTAACGACATCCCGGCGACCTTTGAGAAGGGCTCCAGGGCCCACGAGCGGCGCTGGACGTTCCTTAAAGTGGAGGGCTTTCAGGCCATCGGGAACTACTCCAAGTTCTTCGCCACCGAGGTTTTTGATGCCTGCCCCACGGGGGTTTTGAACTTCGCACTCGACGGGCTAACCGAGGTTTTGGAGGCCAATGGGCACTACTTCACGCCCGACTCGGGGAAAAAGAAGATGCGGCAGTGGCAAATGGAGCACGATCCGGTGGCGCTGTTTATCAACGAAATTATGGAGGGTGAGATTGTGGGATGGAGGGTTTCTAACGATCCGGCGTGCAAGGTTCTACGGTCCGCGGTCTGGGAGGCATTCATCAGATGGTATGAAGCGGCGTACAATCGGAAGCCCAGAATCGGCAAAATTAAGTTCTATGAGGCGTTTTCCGGTGCAAAGTTGCCCGGTGCAAAGTTTGAAGTTTCGCTCTTTGAAGGTCAGCGCTATTTTAAGGGGCTCTGCGTCAATGATTCGGTGGATGCCGCCGGACGGTTCTAAATCGGCAATCCGGTGCAGACTTCCGGTGCATAGTTAAACTTTACACCGAACTATGCACCGGAACTTTGTTCTTGTTTTTCGGTAGCTTAGGCCCTATCCGGTGCATAGTTTGATATTTTTAATAACTAATGTGTATAGGGATATAGGGAAATGTCATTATGTGTATTTGTGTGTACGTATATAAAAGCTCAGCTGACTAATAGGCGTTTTTTGCGATATTTTGCACCGTGCACCGAGTCACGGGTTCGCACGGCTGAGTTCGCACGACAAACGGGTGGTGTTTCCCGATGAAGTGACCTCCGTAAAGGCTCTACAGCGCGTTTGGGTGTCTTGGGTGCTATGGTCGGCCTCGGCGTACCTGGATCGCAGCTTCTGGAGGCCTTCTTGGAGGTTAAACGCGATCTCGGCACGGTGGGCGACTACCGATATGATCATGGACACAAAAACAATGCCGAGTGCGATTTGGGCCAGGTCCCGATCTTTTGGGGTCAGGATCAGCTTTGGGAACTTGAAGCGTTTCATGCGAACTTCCTTTCGTGCGAACTTTTGGTTTGGATCAGCGGCCCTGGTGGGCGCGCGCGTAAGGACCCTGTAAGCCCTATTAGGGGCTCTCCTGTAGGCTCTAAGGAGCCTGATAGGCCCACTAGAGGTTACAGGGAACTATGGGTGTTCACTGGCAGTGAACGACGGTGCGCGTGTAATAGCCCTCAAGGCTGTAAAGCGGCGTCGAAGTGCACGTGTGGCTCACCCGGTCCGTTTGGTTCGGCATACCGAGTTCAGGGCCGTCTTTGTACTCAAGGCCTTTGAGTTCGCCGTTACGAAACACTTCGCTCATAGCAATCGGCATTTCGTAGCCTTGAGGCTTGGAGCTGCAGGCCCCGAGGATGAAAATCAGGCTGAGGGTCATAAGAAGTTTGATTTGGTTTTTCATATACGTTCTCCAGTTCTGTTTAGGTTTGTCTTCCCTGAAGATCGTTTGAAGAGTTACCGGCTTGGCGCTCTTCGGCTTGTGCGAGCGGTAGAGACTAAGAATCGCGGCCCTGGTGGGCGCGCGCGAGGGGCACGTTTTGGGCCTTTAACAGGTCGGCTGCTGCTTTCTTAGCCTTGTCCCGAATGGCAACTGTAGTTCCGCAGCAAAGGCAGTTGAGTAGCAACAACTCTCGGGAGGGTGCATGTTGGCGCCCAATGTTCTTTACGTTTCCGGTGTGGAGTTCTACTCCGCAAGTGCACTTTCTGCCGATTCTCATGATTCCCCCTTGTTTAAAGAGAGCGTTACGCTCTCAACTTGTTCGACCGTAAAGCCCAGCTCCTGCATGATCTTTAGTTCGAAGTGCCCTACGGTCTTCTTGCCTAGCATCCTGCAGAGCTTCTCGGCCGCTTCATTGGCCGGGTATATTAGGTCGTTGCCGTAGACGTTTTTGACTTTCACTTTCAGCACCATGGATTGTGAGGACATCACTTGCCACCTTTCTTTAGTTTAGAGAGTTCCTTCTTAAGGGCGTTGTTCTCTCGAACTAGTTTTAGGATCGCCTCGAACGCTGCAAGTTCATTTTGACGTACAAGCTGCATGATTCCCGCAGCGACCATTTCGGGAAAAGTACTCATGAGTTAATTCCTTTCACTTCGGCAATATGGCCGTATTGTTTTTTCTTAGTAGCGACGGCGTAGCCTGCGGCGATTAACTGCAGTGCCGCTTTGTGCTGAAGATCATTCGTAACAGCTACTGGATGATCCGAGAGCGTTACTTCTGCGATCCAGTCACGCAGTTCTTGCATGAGGTCCTTAGGGCCTTGGATGGTTTTTCCTTTATGGGTGTTCATTGGCGTTCCATCCATTCTTTAATGACTGCACGTTCTGCGTCGCAAAGGTCGAATCCAACGACGTTACCTTTCGCAAGGTATTCTTTAAGTTTGGCTTGATATTCAGCGGTGCTAAGGTGGTGGAACATCTTTTGAAAGTGCTCCATCTTATACATCGCCGAGGTTCTTACGGCTTGTTCATTGGCGTTATACTCATTCCAGTTTTTCATATTCATTCCCTTCTTAGCTGCAAGCTGCAGCGACAATAGTTACAGTTGCGAGAGCTGCGCCGAGTTTTAAGAGTGCGTCTTCGATTGAGTTGATCATTTCTGCTCCATCGAGCGGATTAAGCTATCCACCTCGCGGCTCAGATAATCCCAGCCTCTATCCATGCACTCGCGTTGTTCCGCAGAGTACAAGCCTTTGGCGTTAAGGCGTTCGACCTTGCCCTTAAGACTGCGTTCAAGCTTCTTACGGGCTAGGCGTTTTTCTTCTTTGATCTTCTGTTCTTTCGTAGTTTCGCGCACTTCTTTAAGAGTACGAAGGCTACTTAGGCTGCAGCGAGTATTGGCAAAAACATCGATCTTCACACCGAGTTCTTGCATGAGTGCCCGAACTTTATATTGATGTTTCGATGTAGAGTTCGAGTAACGGTAAGCGTTGAACACAACTTTTCCGCTGATAACTTTTACGAATTGCCAGTGACGGTAGCTCGTTGCGATAATGTTTTTAGGATCGAACATAACGTTTGATGCGTGGTATTCGCCGGAACGTTTCATAAGTTTCATAAGAACCCCTTTCGGTTTGAGTGCGTTACATACTAATAGCTGCACGGGGCGTGCCATTGAGGCTTGCAATATGCAATCAATTAGTTATTGTTTCAGTTGGCGCAGAACTTTTAGTCGGAGTTGTGAATAGCCTGTAACAACGCGGGCAAAACAAAGCCAATTCACCGAGTTAAAATGCCGTCGAACTTATGGTCATTTGTCAAGTGTTGTACGGCAACTTGGCTTGTATAATGATGGCATACTGCAAGCATCTGTATAATAGAACGCAACGCGGCACGGTCCATCCGCCCCTGAACCACGTAAACAAAGCCCGCCGAAGCGCGCACCGACGCCCACGCGCCGCCATCCATGCACCGCCACACGTTACGCTACGTATATTGTGCCGTGATTCGTGAAGCCCTCGCCACGTTGTGAAAAGTTAACGGCATTGTGAAGCTTGATTCACGGTTTGAAGGCCCCTTCTCATTATGGGGGGTAGGGGGTCACAGGGTGTTAGATACTATGTGCCCGCGCGCCACCATTTTTTAATTTTAAAAATTTGAACCACGAGCCGCGCTGCGCGGGCCTTGGATTGAGGATCTAGGAACTCGGTGGGTGAAGCGCGCTTCACAACCCGCAATCAAGCATTTTGCTATAGACGGCAGCCCACCGAGTACGGTAGCGAGGAAGCACACCATGACGACAAGCGATAGAGAGCCGCGTGAGCCGGTATTCAACAGGCAAGCTACCGAGGTTGGAGAGCCCGAGCCGCGGTTCACGATCCCTGAGATAAAAAGGGCGTGGGTGAAGGTTTTTCAGTCTTTGTGGTCGGTGAAGGAGTCGCCGTATTACAGGAGATGGTTCATAGAAGAGCTTTTGGAGCAGAGGGAGCGCGCCGATCGGCGCAGGAAGCGAAGGGAGAAGTTAGATGAGTGATGGTGACGTGAAGGATATTAGGCTGTGTGGATATTTAACGCCGCTCACGCGGGCCGAGAAGCTTTGTAAGTGGATGGGCATTAAGATCCCCGATTATTTATATCCTGAGAACTCTGTGGATACGGTGAAATTTCAGCGCATCCTTGCCGAGTTCCAGGAGTGTGAGCTGATGGCGCGGGGGATGTTGCCGTCAGATCCCGAGAAGGGGGGTTAAGCATGGACACACTAAAAGAACTCTGGGATGCGGGCGGCGGCAAGCCGATGAATGTCGTTCGGAGCGATGGCGAGCGATTCATGATGCTGGGAATTACGCCAGGAAATTTTGCCGTCGGGTATAGTCTTGAAGACGAGAAGCCGCAAATTTGGGACGCAAGTTTTTATTTGTGGTCCCTGTACGAAGAGCCGCGGCCGAAGAAGAAGATGTATGCGTATTTGCGTGTGGATAATGGAAAAATAATAAACCCAATTCATTGTTTGGTGTTTGCCGATTCTGAAATGAATTTCACACCTGCAAGTTCTCAAGACAAATACAAAATGATCCGCGTTCCCCAGTTCGACTGTGAGGCCGACGATGTCTAAGTGCGCCTGCGCCGAAATCAACATGCGCCACTGCCCGGTGCACAGTCAGGAAGCTAGAGAAGCTGTTGCCGAAGCGCGTGGCGTGATCCAAGGCCTGCGGATGGCGGCCGAGATTGTGAACGCACGAAACGCCTCGGCGATTGCAGGCGCGATTTTACGTGAAGCAGAAAAACTTGAGCGCGAAATGAAGGAGAGCGAGAAATGAGCCTGACCGCAGTTTTGTCCATAGATCTTGGAGACTTTAACGAAGCTACTTTATGGAAAGACGATGATGATGGTGGGTACGCATTCAATGCTGATCTAATGGAAACATACGACAACAAAGAAATGGCCAAGATCGCCAAGTTTCTTCGTAAATGTGCTGACCGTATAGAACGTGACCTAAAAAAACGGAAGTCAAAATGACCACGCCCACCGAACGCCTGCGCGCGTGGCTGGGGCGCGAGGACATCGACGCCCGCACCCGCATAGAGCGGCAGCGCAGGGTGATCGAGGAGCTACTAAACACAATGAAAGTTATCAGCGAAGGACGTACTGGCGAGCGTGCGAGCGCAGACCCATCCTCATGGGTGACAATCGTTGGTCGAGCAATTGACGAAGCCCTGGACCGCGCCGCTCGGCTCGTGGAGGGGAAAGTATGAGTGACGAAGTAAAATTTACTGCACATGAACGTATGGCGTTACAGTTACCTCAAAGCGAGCCGATGCGAGGACGCGAAGCTGAACTGCTGCGAAAGATTATAGACACGGCTCCGATTATACTTAATGTTGCGCAGTGCAATTTTGACCCGTTAGTAGCTGCATATGGAATTCGTCTTCAGGCAGCAGAGTTTGAGTTTGAAGCTGCCGTTCGTGCTTATCATGAAAAGCAGTCCACCCCACCCACCAAGGACGGTGAGCCCACCAGCGCGAACCGCGAGGAGATGAAGAGTGAACCAGCTACATAAATTCACTATTGAAGACATTCGTTCGTGGCGCCCTTGTTACGACCCCAAGAAACACCTTTCAAAAGACTGGGCTGGAACAGCCTTCGATTTAGTAATGCGCACTGATATTCCGTGGGAAGATGTGCTCTGGGTCGTGTGCCGAAAAGAATGTATTGATGAAAGGCTATTGCGTAGATTCGCTGCATGGTGCGCCGCTGAAGCTTTGTTTCTAACAAAGTTCACCGATAAGCGGAGCTGGAATGCGGTCGAAGTATCTGTCCGTTTTAGCCTCGGCGAAGTTGACGACGCAGCGAGGGACGCAGCGGGGGCCGCAGCGAGGGCCGCAGCGAGGGCCGCAGCGTGGGACGCAGCGGGGGCCGCAGCGAGGGCCGCAGCGTGGGACGCAGCGAGGGCCGCAGCGTGGGCCGCAGCGTGGGACGCAGCGAGGGCCGCAGCGTGGGACGCAGCGGGGGCCGCAGCGAGGGCCGCAGCGGGGGCCGCAGCGAGGGCCGCAGCGAGGGACGCAGCGTGGGCCGCAGCGAGGGCCGCAGCGAGGGCCGCAGCGTGGGACGCAGCGAGGGCCGCAGCGTGGGACGCACAACGCGGCAAACTCGCCTCCATGCTGCGCGGAGAGTCTGATTTTACGCTCTCTGATATTTTGAACAACTATCCCTTGGAGCGTACATGACGACCCAGCCCATCGACATAAAGGCGCTGCGGAAACTCGCGGAAAGCATGAGCCCTAATTTCTCTGGCCCGTGGAATATGGCGGGCGGTCGAACTACCGTTGTTAATCGGCCGGTCGAAGTGATTTCCGTTTGTCATCCTAACGGACCGTGGGAATGCATCCAGGTTAATGGGGGGATGAGAGACTTAGCCGAATACATCACCGCCGCGAACCCCGCCACAATGCTCACGCTGCTCGACGCACTTGAAACTGCGGCCGAGGCGCTGCGGTTCTATAGCGAAGACAAAAATTACAGCGAAGAAGGAATCCCAGGAAAATTGTTTCGTGCTGCATCTACGCCGGACGAGCCGGGTGAATGTCACTGGAGTCATGATGATGGTCAAACGGCCCGCGCCGCCCTATCGCAGCTCGCGGAACTTGGGGTGGGGTGATGAGCCAAGAATGGCACGATTATACCTACGCGGGCGATATATGCTGTCCGCATTGCAATACGATGCTTGGTTGGGAAACAGAAGACGTTCCCGTCACCTACTGGGGCGACGGTAGATTGAACGACAAGTGTCCGCATTGCGCGAAAGAGTTTTTCCTTGAGGAGCATGTATCGCGAAACTGGACTTTAGGGCGCACCAAAGAAGGCGCTCGATGGGGAGATCACGTATGAACCCCGCGCGCAAAACCGCTGAAGAAATCGTCGCGAAGATGAAGACCTTCCGCTACCAAATCCACACGCACGAGTGTGATTCGGACGCAGCCGTCGCTCTCATCGAGCAATCGCTCCTGGCCGCCGGTCCTCGGGTGATTAGCGATGTTGATTTTATAGAAATGTCTTTAGACGCTAGAATCAACGCCTCACCAGAAGACACAATGAAGCCATCGAGGGCCGCCGTGTACCAAGCCGGTTGGGATGCGGGATTTAAAAAGTGTTTTTCAATGAACGCCATCGCGCACCTGGAGTCGGTCTGGCCGAGTGAAAAAGAGTGGATGCCGCAGCTAGAGCAAGAAATTCAAATGCATTTATCCTGCGAAGAAATTGCCGTGGAAAATCTATGGCGAGTTGCACTTTATAGGCTCCGCGCAGAGGTCCTTCGTCGTCTCGGTGGGAAATGATGGAAGCGTCACAGATAGAAATTGCAGAGCGGTGGCTCAAGGCTAACCCGCGAAAGTTTCGTACAAAGAGGCTTAGGAAAAAGTTTATAAAGAACGCGCTTTCATATGTGAAGTTCGCAGCTTTGATTGATCTTATGGGATTTGTGTACCCCACAGAGCTTTTAAAGAAAGCACTAGAGAACGATAACCCGTTTCTGTCTATGGTACAGAAGCAGAAGGAGGCGCGCGGGAAGTGAGAATCTACTGCACCAGCACCTTTAGACTGCTTCCGAAGCGCCTTGAGCGCACGGGCTTTTACACACATTGGAGCTGGCTCTTCTTTGAATGGCTGAGGTTTGAGTGAGAGTCACTTTCCCTAGGCCCTGCCCAACCGTTGAGCGGAAAAAGCTGAAGCCAAAGCCTCTTGATACAGAAAAACAGAGAATTCGGGAGGAGAATTTTCGTGTTTGGTGTAAAAAGCATGGCTACATAAACGAGAAACAAACGGACCCGAATGCTCTTTTTAGGGAGAAGAAATGCTAGTTTTTAAGCTGTACAGCACTAATGTTGACGCTGAAAACGCTAGTATAGCAATTCGGGCCGAGAATATACTCTATGTGAGCAATCACCTGCTTACCGATAGCAAGCAAATGCGCGTGGAGGTTTGCATCAACGCAACACCTCCGAAGCCTGCATACCTTAGCCTAGATGAGAAGTTCGAAGATGTCGTAGCGCGGATCGAGGCGGAAAAAACGAAGTGACCGCGGCCCATATCCTTCTCTTGTTTTTTGGAGGCGTTCTTGTCATCTACTTCTCAGAAACTAAAACTCCGCGACATTAAGCTGGGTCAAAAGTGGTATGCCCACCATGCCGACGGCAAAGAGATGACCACCGAGCTTGTCATCGACTTTTTGATCGCTATAAATCGGTACACCTACGACTTACAGGGCAAAATTAGGCCCTTTGAACCCCTCCCAGGGCATGTCCAGGACTGGTTTTATCAGTGCGGCATCTGGCTCCCCGATAGATGGGTTGTTTGACGATCGCCTTTCGCCGAGTTGACTTTTAGCCCAGCTCCTTCAAGATCAAGGGTAGATGAGCGAAGTCGTTGAGGCCCAAATAGATCTATCCGAAGACCACCTCGGAAAAACCATTGAGCAATACCTTACGGGGAAGCTCCTTAGAGCGCTTCACGCGCTGCCAACTGAAGTTTGCACTCAGTCAGTGACTGATCTGGAACAACACTTCAATGTAACCACTCTTTTAAAGCAACTAAAGTTGAGCCTCTGGAACCAATACCGGGTGGCGCATGAGAAAAACCTCTCCCACATCAGCCCGTCCGCAGTCTATGATCATCTCTGCTCTAGGGCCTACTTTTATGTCGATGTAGTGGATCGTCCGCATGTCTACGCGTGGATGCTTCATCCCCCAGTATCATACGAAGTCGCCACCGAAGAGGCGCTCAACTATGGGATCGAGCGCGTTCGCGAAATGCTCACAGCGCCCCTCTTTTCGGAGGCGGGAAATTTTATAAAAGAAAACGCAGCGGTTATTTTATCCGCGGTCAAATTCTTAGACTCTAGGGTCAAGGGCTCACCTCTCCAGCGCATCGAGCAGAAAAATCTATCTGTTCACATGCACCAGCACACAGAGGGTCTAACAAAAGAGGCCCTCGATGCCGAGCTGTTGGAGCTTCGGCGTAAACTAGAGACTCAAGGCGCGCCGCTCGCGATATCGGCTCCGGAGGACACAGAATGAAAGAAATAATCTCAAAGAAATATGTGGTTCTAAGAAAGCTCCGCAAAAAAGGCTACAACGACAAAATTCTCAGAACACCCGAGTGGCAGAAAAAGATCGAGCATCTTTCAAAAGCACTTGAGGGGAAACTCACCCCGATCGATATGGTTGAGGCGGAGATGGCGCTTCGGTGACTAAAAAAAAGCTCACGGAGAAGGAAGAGCTAGCACTTAAGAAGCGAGAGCTAGAGATTCTTCGCGCGCAGCTCGAATTGCAGGAAGGGCTTCCGCACCTCTACGGATTTAAATGGTACTCGTGGGCCAAGGAATTTTTTGATTCGCGAAACAGAGAGAACTTTCTGTGCGCCGCGAACCAAATCTCAAAGTCCTCGACTCAGATTCGCAAGGCAATCGACTGGGCTACCGATCCTTCTAAGTGGCAGGAGCTTTGGCCATCATTAATGGCAGGTCAGAAGCCCAATCAGTTCTGGTATTTTTATCCTACCGGAGATACCGCGCAGACCGAGTTCGAGACGAAGTGGGAGCCGCAGTTTTTGCCGCGCGGAAAATACAAAGATCACCCGATTTATGGGTGGAACGAATTCTATGACAAGGGATTGATTAAGAAGATCGAGTTTAACTCGGGCGTTACGATCTACTTTAAGACCTACTCGCAGAAGATCAAGGACTTGCAGTCTGGTACCGTTTACTCTATTTTTTGCTTTCCTGCGGGCACTAAAATTCATACCGAGTTTGGCGAAAAGAACATCGAGGACGTTACCGAAGAGGACTCTGTACTCTCTCATAAAGGATTCCGCAGGGTTATAGCGCGCGGCTCGCGTGTAGCACCAGTACGGGAACTTGAGTTCTTAAAAGCGAGCCTTAGGGTCACAGATGAACACCCTTTTTTCACAAATAGGGGATGGGTAGAAGCAAAGGATTTGAGGCCTGGGGATGTATGCTTTAAGACCCCTATATGCCTAAGAGAGCTTTTACGGATCTGGTACTCTTTCAAGGAGAAATTTACACCCGGAAAGCATGGTCCAAGGACTGTAGGGTACGAAACTACTGGCGCTCCAGAACGGGCGCTTGCCTGCACATCGATATTTGGAAAGCTCACCACCGAAAACCTGTCGGGCGCGGGCACGTTATCCACCACGCCAACTTCAACCCTCTGGATAACTCGCTTAAAAATCTATGTCGCCTTACTAGGGCGGAGCACACTAGAATTCATAAAATCGAGGAGTGGAAAAAGGCTAAAGCTTTCCCGTTCACTTGCCACTTCTGTAAGAAAGATTTTCTTTCTAGAACATCTAAGAAAAATACTACCCGCTTTTGTTCACGGATTTGTAGCCGCCGGGCTTGGCAGTTTGAGACTCGCTGTGAGCGGTGCAATAAAAAGTTCCTGGCTCGCAAAGATAGCGAGCAGCGATTCTGTGGTAAAAAATGCGCCAATCAGCGGGGAAAGTAGGGTCTACAGCATCACCGTAGACGACGCGCACACTTACTTTGCCAATGACTTCCTTACGCACAACTGTGACGAGGAAATGCCGGTGGAGTTCGTTCCCGAGCTGCAGGCCCGGCTAAATGCCTCCGATGGCTACTTCCACATGGTCTTTACCGCTACCATAGGACAGCTCTACTGGGCGCAGACCATGGAGCCAACAACTGCAAGTGATGAGAAATATCCAAATGCGTGGAAAAAAACGGTCTCGGTCTTTGAGTGCAAAAAATACATTGATGGTACCGACTCACACTGGACCGACGCTAAGATCCAGCGGGCCATCGCCAAGTGTCCCACCGATGCCGAGGTCCAGCGAAGGATTTATGGCCGGTTCATCAAGACCGAAGGCCTTATGTTCCCCTCTTTCGATGTGGCACGGAACACGAGTGAATACCATCCCCCGCCAAAACACTGGCAGCATTTCTCGGGCGTTGATCCGGGGACCGGAGGCTCGGCGCACCCGGCGGCCATAGTCTTTATTGCCGTCTCTCCCGATTTTAAGCACGGCCGAGTGTGGCGCGCGTGGCGCGGGGATGGGATCAACACTGCCTCGCCGGATATTTTCGCCAAATACCGAGAGCTTCGAGGAAAGCTTACGATGACGGCCCAGAAATATGACTGGGCTTCAAAAGAGTTCTTTTTGCACGTAAGTTCAAAGGGAGAGTCCTTTTCCCCGGCAAATAAGGACCATGTCAGCGGATATTCGCTCTTAAACACACTTTTTAAGAGCGGAATGCTAAAGATTTATCGGGAAGATCCCGAATTAGAAAAGTTGATATCGGAAATTCGCTCGCTCTCGGCTACCGGGGACAAGCGAAAGGCCAAAGATGATCTATGCGATGCGCTAAGGTATGCCGCCAATGCGGTGCCTTGGGATTTTTCCGATCTTGAGTTACACTCGGATGGGGGAGATCAATTCGCGGAAATAAAAGGCGCGGTGCCGAAAACGGACTCTGAAAAAAGGCGTGACTGGTTTATGGGCTCAAAAGAGTCCGAGCAGTCGCAATCCGTTGAGGATGAATTAGAGTACTGGAATGAAGCGCAAGAGCCCTGAACCGCGAGTGGTCGAAACGGGACTAGTCCTCAAGGATATCGTAAGACTCCTTGAGGCATGTAAGAAGAGCGGGGTCTCCGAGCTGGTTCTCGGAGGGTTACAGGTAGTTTTTAAGGGCCAAACCAAGGACTCCTTAGAAATGCCCACGGCAAGCCAAACCAAGGAAGCCGAAGTTCAATCCCAGATAGTTGAGAAGGAAGCACTCACCCAGGCCTCGGAGGCTTTGGATGAGAGAGACCTTGCCGTAATGCAGATCGAAGATCCGGTCCGTTACGAGCAGCTAATGATTGAAAGGCAAATCGAGGATGATGGACCCGGCGGACGCACAATCACTGAGCATGAGCAGTCCATCATCGACGCCCAGCTCTCCGGAACCTAAACGCCATACCGTTGCCGAGCTGAACGCACTCTATGAGAGCGCGGACCAAGCAGATCAGGATATTTTCACCGAGCAGCGCTCGAACGTTCTGCTTATTGCAGGTGAACACTACACTCGGAAGAATGCCAAGTATTGGAACCGGATTCGAGACTCGAAGGATTTATCCAACGAGCAGAAGATGCGGCTCACCAAAAACCACATTCAAAAGATCACCAAAACCTACGTCAACAACATCATTCAGCACGCTCCTTCGGTAAAAATCGTTCCCAGAAATCCGAAAGAGAACCAAGACGTAAAAGCCGCCGAGCTAAATAACTCCGTGTGGCAGTTTGGACGTGACAAGCAGAACCTTAAAATTCGAACTCAAAAACTCGCGAAGGACTACATTGACCTTGGCGAGGTAGCGGTAAAGATTTTCTGGAATCCAAATGCTGGAAAATTTCTAGGCTATAGCGCCCAAGTAGATGAGATGGGACAGCCTGTCCTAGACGAGTCAGGGCAAATGATCTCCTCGGGACAGGCTGTCTTCTCGGGCGATCTTATAATTGAGAGGCTCTTTTCCTTCAACTTGCTCCGAGACCCTTCTGCTAAATCGATGGATGAGAGCAAGTTTCTGATCATCCGAAAGATGGTTGATATTGAAGAGGCGAAAGCGCTCGTAGGCAACGATGAAGATAAGCTGAAAATGCTCAAGGCTCAGAAGGACGACACGTTCCTCGTGTTCGACGGTAATCAGCAGAATTACCAAAAGTCTGAGAATCAGGTCATGTTTAAGGAATACTACTTCAAGCCGTGCGTGGACTACCCGCTAGGGTATTTCTACATAGCGGTCGATGGTGGAATCCTGTTCGAGGGCGAACTGCCCTTCGGCATCTTCCCGATCTGCTACGAAGGCTTCGATGAGATCCAAACATCTCCTCGCCATCGTTCAATCGTTAAGCAGCTCCGTCCCTATCAGGCGGAGATTAACCGCGCAGCATCGAAAATCGCCGAGCACCAGGTAACGCTCGGAGACGACAAGCTCCTAATCCAGTCCGGTACCAAAATTACAACGGGCGTTCAGCTTCCCGGAATTCGTTCGATCCAGTTTTCTGGTGTTGCTCCCACGATCCTTGCGGGACGCGCCGGGGATCAATACACAGCTTATGCAGCATCTCAGATTGCCGAGATGTATCAGGTGGCAAACCTGTCTGAGGACACGCAGCTAAAGGAAATGGCAGCAGACCCGTTTGGCCAGCTGTTCGCCTCTGTCCACGACAAGAAGAAATTCACGCTCTACAGCGATAAATTCGAGAGCTTTTTGTGCCGCGTATGTTCGACGTATCTGGATTTGGCTCGGCGCTATTTCACGGACGACATGCTCATTCCGATGATCGGTCGCACTGAAGTGGTCAACATCTCCGAGTTCAAGACCACCAACGATCTTTCCTACAACATCAAGGTCGAACCGCAGACAGATGACATCACTACGATGATGGGACGTCAGCTAACGATCAACCATGCGCTTCAGTACGTGGGAAGCCAGATGGACAAAGAAGACATCGGCAAGCTCATGCGTCAGATGCCGTTTGGTAACTTCGATGAGTCCTTCACCGACATGACTATTAACTACGATTCAGCCCAGAACATGATTCTAGCGCTTGATCGTGGTGAACAGCCGATGCCCAACAAATATGACGACGCTCCTTATATGATTCGTCGGCTAACGGCTAGAAAGCGCATGAGCGATTTCAGTATGCTAGATCCTAGCATTCAGCAGAACTACGAAGTTCTGATTTCTCTCTATGAGGACATCGAGACGCAGAAGCAGCAGGAGATCAAACAGGCGCAGAGCCAGTTTATTCCCTCCGGCGGCGCGCGGATCAAGGTCGATTACTACGTACCCGACCCGAAGAATCCCGAGCGCCCGATGCGCGCCACCCTTCCAGCAGAATCGGTAGACTGGCTTATTAAGCGTCTCGCCGATCAGGGCTCAGCACAGGAACAGATCGCAGGTCTCGGCACAAGTGTGGCCGCAGATATTGCGGGTAAGTTCGATCAACAACAAGGAGCCATGATGCAAGCGTCGGCAAATCCGCAGATGCCTGTGCCACCTCCCCAGCTGCCTGGCGCTGGACCAATGCCTGGTAGGAGATAACTGCCATGACGACAGAAAATTCGTCACAGGAAACGGCATCCACGGGTGCAGCTTCAGGTGACACAACCACAACTTCTACGCCCTCAACGCCCGCGCCTGAGAATACAGGTTCGGGAGCCGAAGGCGGACAAAATGCCTCAGCGAGCACCGATGCGGCTGCTAATACTGCCGCCGCGCCTACCTACACGCCTAACTTTAAGTTCAAGGCGTTCGGTAAAGAGCAGGAGATCGAAGAGCACTACAGAAGCCTTATCACCAACAAAGAAATGGAAGAAAAGGTTCGTAAGCTTCATGAGAAGGCTTACGCTATGGAGAAATTTCAGGAAAATGAGCGCAAGCTAAAAGGTGATTTCGAAGGATATCGCCAGCAGGCTGAACCTAATCTTAAGGCGATGGCTCATTTTAACAATCTCTTAAAAAATAAGGATTGGGACAATTTTTTCGGTGGTTTGAAGATTCCCGACGAGGAACTTTTCAACTACGTAGAAAAAAAACTACAGCTTCGGAATCTTCCACCCGAACAGAAAGCTGAGTTTGAAAGACAAGCCCTGGTTCGTCAGCAGAACTATCGCTACGAGCAGGACCTTGCAGAAACGCAGAAGCAATACCAGCAGCTAGCTACCGAAACCAGGAGCATGCAGCTGGATAGCATTTTGTCTCGTTCCGATGTTTCGTCACAAGCGGAACAAGTGGACCGGGCCTATGGGGAGAGCGGAGCATTTAGAAACTTAGTTATTGAAGAGGCCATGAATCATTACCATCGTACAGGAGAGGATCTTCCCGCAGACAAAGCGGTGCAGATGACGCTCCAGAAGTACGGACGGTTTATGCAAGCCCAAACCCCGGGCGCTTCATCGGCTGGAGCAGTAATTAACCCAGAGGCAGCGCCACAAAATGCTGCTCCTGCTAAAGCACCGATCATTCCGCACGTCGGAGGAAGCGCACGCTCTCCGGTGAAAAAACAACCAACTTCTATCGCTGATTTAAAAGCGATGGCGGCAAAACTTTAAACTTAAGAGGTTAATAAATGGCAACTTCACGTGATTTTCAAAGCATGCTCAATGAGTATCTTCCTATCGAACTCATGAAGGCAGAGATGATGAAGCGGGACTACCTGCTCCAATCTGCCGAAATGGATGACGGCTGGAAGGGCGGTAACCT